GGGAGATAAGGAGGGAGCATAGTGGGCAGAAACAAATACACTCGTTGCTATCTTATGGAATCATCGTTGGGGCAAATGGAACAAATGGCTCCGTCTCAAAAGGAAGCAATTGTACGTTTCAAAACAGAAAATCCGACCGCCAAAAAAGTTAAAGTGGTCGCTGTCATGACGGCATTTGGGTGGCACTGCAAAGAAGCCAAGTAGCTTTACATTTTGTGTAAAAAGAATAGACCCTCACTTTTGAGAGTCTTTATACTCACGAAACTGTTCGATTTGCGCTCGCAACCACAATGGCCCACTTGCCAGACGCTGAATAGGTTTGGGGAAAACCCCGCGATTGATGTAAGTCACCAGTTTCTGTTTTTTCCAGCCGAGCAGTTCTGCTGATTCGGCAACGCCGACAAGTGGGGGGATCAGTTTCCCGAGATGTCATCCGGGTATTCGCCTTTCGCCAGATGTCTCGCACACTCACCAGCTTCTTCGCACCAGATGATATCGCCTTTGTCATAAGCGTGGTCGTAATCGGCACGGAGAAACTTTTCGCCGTCCTCTTCAACCAGCATGACATCTGTACCAGTTTCGATGGCAACCTTTACGACACTCTCAAAATTTTCGATAGACACCTTGTAGTTTTCAAATGCTTTCACTTCGATCACTCCTCCGTTTTGTTAACTTTATAATACATTAATTGTATTACAGAGTCAACAGTCAGAGAAGGTAATTTTACAAAATAGTTAGGGAAGGAAGTGCAATATCTCATGTGGCCTATGCACTCAAAGAACGGATTGAAACGCGGTGACCGGGTAAAGCACATCAACAGCCATCGCAGCAAGTGGAAACACCTGGTCAACGGCGAGGTGGAGGACATATCCATGACGGAAGAATCGGTTTATGTGAAGTGGTACAACGAGAACGGAAAACCGTTCCACTGGGCGAAGTACGATTGCCACAAGATTGAGAAAATCGGACAGGGAGGACAGAACGATGCCACACTGGTCTGATACTTACCCGCACAATGTTTACGCAAGCGTTCTGCTGCTGGACGAAAAAATCTACAACTACAAAGTAGGGGGGAGTTATTGGAAAACTCCTCTCGAAGTCAAAATGCGCTACTCAGATTTCGACAAGATCGACCGCATGACTGTGGAACATACCTACTTTGAGGTGAACAACTCTGAAGAGCACAATGCTGCTTTTGAGGTATTGGCAAGGGATTGGTTCAAGAAATGGGAAATTCACGAAAATCATATCGGCGCCAGGTGCTATTAACAAATCGGTAATTGAGATCCATAAGGAGGAAACCCAATTGAATATCAAAGAAGCACTAGCAGCCAAAGGTATTCGCCAATTGAGAAAAGGCGAGTCTTTAGCTGATGCTATAACCTCTATTTACAGAGGTGTACCTAGAAAGGGATACGAATACAAACGCGCTGACGGAAGTCTGATGCATAGAAATGAGATCGTCCGAACAGCACATAGAGAGGCACTTTCTAAAACAGTACAAGAACCGTACTATGTAGGTCCTAAAGCAATAAACATAGACGATATACCAGCGTGCGATGACTTCAGAGACGACCTTTCACAAGCAGGAACCATAGCTAAGTGCCAATATTGCAGCCGCCCACTGAGAGTCGATGAAGACGAGTACGATAGTTTCGACATCTTATGTTGTGTACGCTGCATGGACCACGCCATCTTAGAGCATTGCATGTAAGATAGGGGACACGAAGGTGCGTATTAACAAACCACACGATTTGACAAACGGAGGAATCGTGATGAGTCAATGGGCTGAGAATATTCAAGCGTTCTGGCATGGCGACTGGCGTGAGTATATCGCGTGGAAGGGATCGCACCAGATCCTGGTCTATCCGACAGATGAGCATCCTGGCCCTCCATCACATGTTATCCAGTACACCAAGAGGATTGAGACGTTGGAAGATTTCAACGATGCCTTACAGAACGGAAAGTGGCTCAAGGCTACTTACGAAGAGACAGAAGAACCAATTTAACACACGATTTGTTAAATCGGTAATTTAAACTCTGCTTTTATGATCGTGATTGCAAAATCAAGAGTTTGATCAGCACCGTACTTTAGCCCTTCAGCGAAATCACCACTACTATCTTGAAACGTCTTTGCTTGTGTTTCCTTTAGGGTTTCAAGTGTCTCCAATACGCGCTGGACCTTACCAATACGGAAAGTTTCAGACATTATAGCCACCTCATCATTAGAATTAGTAGAAGTGTCGCCGAAAGTATGAGTTTGTATACATTTGATTACAAAATCAATGTCGGCGGCTACGTTGGCAGCAGTACGCGAAACGAGATCGAATATGCAAAGAAAACAGGTAAGCCAGTGCGGTATCTCGACGAACAAGCTGCAATTTAACATATCATTACATGTGGTAAATGGGGGCGGATGCTGTGAAGTGTAAACATTGCGGAGAGGAAATGGTCGAAGAAGAACTGTACGACTTGGGTTACGGGCAAAGGGGAGTCGATTACAATTGCCCAAACGCGTGCGGGTTGCTCAAGTGGATGGAAAAGCAGCAAGCAAAAGATAAATAGGGAGGGAACGGGATGCAAGCAGGACGTGAGATCAAGTTTCGGGGGAAACGCAAAGACAACGGAGAGTGGGTGTATGGCTACATCTGGATCATTCCGGTGTTGCAAATTCATTACATTTTGACAGGCAAAATTGATATGCGCGATTGCTCCATCGAGAAATATGAAGTCGATCCAGCATCTGTCGGACAATTCACCGGCCTCCGCGACAAGAACGACCGTGAGATTTACGAGGGGGATATCCTGGGAAAAACGTCCGAAACAAGCGGGCTGTCATATCGCTACACCGTTGAGTGGGACTCCGAAAATGCGCGCTTTATGGCAAGAGGAAAACATTTTCAGGAACTGGTGTCTGACTCATTGGAACGCTGTTGTGAACTGCTGGAGGTGAGCAAGTGATCGGAGGATTCAATATCGATCCTGACGAGTGGTATCACAAGCTGTGGTTCTATCCATTGTGCTTAGTCCTCTTGGTTGCACTTACGTGTTGGGAAACGGCTAAAGAATTGAAGCAGAAAATACAGAGAAAGGAGTGATAGCCAGTGCGTGACGCAGAAAAAGACCTGGCTTTGTGCGAGGCGGCTACGCCGGGACCATGGGAGTCACTACCTGACGCAGTAATGGCCAGCAATATAGTTCTTCGCTGGGTATGCCAGATGTATGACAGTGTAGATGTGTTTCCAAGCGCAGCGGCAGACGCGCGTTTTATTGCTGAATCACGCACCGCGTTGCCGCACTGGATTCAGCGGGCGGTTGTAGCGGAGGCGGAGGTTGAACGATTGAAAAATACGATGAGAAGCATGTCGGGATCGCTGATAGCTTGGTCTATGCACCTGGATGATACCGTTTTGACGCCCCTACAGTTCCGCGAGCTGCAACGGATAACAAAGCCACTTTTCGAGGCTTAACATAAGAGAAATTGTGAGAAACGGGGTGATTCTCTTGTTCGATATCCGGAAGTTTGTAGAGGATGGCTTTCAAGAAACGCAGGAGAAATCGAAAGCATTTGAGGATGAACATGCCAGCACCTCAAAGCGAATAGAGGCCTTCAGGGAACAAATGAGCAACAAGAAATGGCGGTTATTGAATGAGCGCGAATCTCCAGAAGAGGAAGTGCGGAAAACAGATGAAAAAAATCGCTTTAAAAATTGAATGCGATTGCGGAACAGTATTTGAAACTTATCCTCCAGAAGCATCTTATGGTGATGAAATTGAATTGAATTGCCCGTACTGCCAAGGGGACGTAGGAAAGTGGTTTCTTATTAAAGACAAAGAGAAATTGTGATCAGTGGAGGAGCATTGATGACTCAGGACCAGATAGAGAAAGCGCGAAACTTGATAGAAAGCATGGGCCTTTGGGAAGTGGACAAGATTCGAATTAATTATATTTCGGATCGCTGGGTACAATTCAGCTGCGAGAAGAAGGTCTGCAACGGCCCTACCATGATAAGAAACGTCAAGCACACTATACGCGATTGGATTAAAGAGAGGTCATTTGACGAGAAGGTAGAGACTGAGCTGCAACAGTTCGTATCCATGTTGAAGCAGCGTAACGAGGAGATTATCCGGCTACGCAGGAAAGAAGAACATCTTCGTAATTTGTTGTAAAGAAATTGTGATGAGGAGGAGAGAACGTGGTAGCAGAGTGGAGCGATAAGATATCAGCGTTTTGGTACGGCGGGATAGATGTAAAGAATGGGCAATCAGTGGAGCTCATCGCATGGAAAGGGTCTCATCACATCATGGTTTACCCGGTCCACGAACATCCTCAGCCTCCTTCGAAGTTCTTGCAATATCACAAACGAATCGAAACCTTGGAAGACTTCCAGGATGCGATAGATAACAACAAGGAGTATATGGCTACTTACTTGTCGCTGGAACGCATTTAACAAAATATTTCAGGAGCAAAGGAGGCTGCACATGATCACTCAAACAGAAGAAGAAGCGTTGATTACGCAGGCCAAAGTCAATGCGATGGCATACCGGCAACCAATCATCGACCGACTGGACAGGCAGACCGAGAAGGGGATCAGAAAGTACGGCGATACGATCGACAAAGCCGGGCACTTGAAGAACGGAACGGAGCGACTGGAGTATCTGGCTGAAGAGTTGATTGATGCCCTGGTCTACATCGAGGACATAAAAGCAAACGGAGCCGGAATGGAGCAGCTGATCCAAGAGCTGAGCAGTGAATGGGCTGCGTATAAAGAAGCGCTGGAAACCATCAGGAAGATCCTTCTGGATACCTTACATATGAACAATCCAGTGGCTATGGTGAGATGGTCGACTATCACAGTGGCCGATCCGATGAAAGTGGTTGAACTCACTAGATACGTGACTGACTGGTACGAGAAAGACCGTGATCGATTGGCTGAACTACTGATGGAAAAGAACGAAGCGTAACAAAAAGCCCCCTCAGGGGAGCTTAATCCATCCAATACACATACCTTTGAGGGGGAATCACAGTGGCTGCCAGCACAACAATGAGCAAAGACCTGTTGATAGAAAAGGTTTGCGAAAAATGCCCAGCCACTTGCTGGGGGAAGAAAGCCCACTGCCAAGTACATGATCTTCATGTCGGTAAAATTGATTCTTGTCCTGAATGGGACAAATACGCACTTGAACAACAAGGATTGATAGAACAGAATGGTCAACTTGCATTCACAACAATTGAGCCGGCCATGGAGTGGGTGCAAAAGGCTGAAGAGGTCATTAAAGGTTATCGTTACATGTTGAATAGGGCTGCTTGGCTGAAAGATGAACTGAATAGAGCGATCTCTGATTCACCACCAGGTTCAAGACTGGTTGCTCAATATGGAATCGAAGCAACACTCCCAAAAGCTCAGGGTACTAAACCAACCAGCCTAAACATTCCAGAAGAGTTATACGAGCGGAAAGTAAAACGCCTGACGGATTTGGAGATAAAGATCAAGGAAGCGGAGCATGCCGCCGAGCAAATCGTTGATCCGCAAGAAAAAGCTGTGCTGGAATGCTTGATGGATGGAGAAAGAATGAATATGATCGCGCTGATTGTCGGAGTATCCCGGCAACGGGTGCATGAGATACGAAAAAGTATCGTCCAAAAGCTTGCATGGGCTTTGTACAGCATTCAAAACGGTTGACACTTCTGACAAAACTTAACGTTTTGGACGTTTTGAGCGGAGTTGCTCGCTATCGGTTTATAATTGAGCCAAGCGAATAAATCAAAGACAAGCAAGGCCATCCGGCGACGGGTGGCTTTTCTGTTGGAGTTGATACTATGCGTTCCTTTGCAAAGAAGAATGAAACACAAGCGGCGACCAAGTTGCCGAAGGATCACAAGTGTTACGGCTGCGAGTGGGTGAATTACCACGACAACAAGATTGTATGCGTGCGGGTGCCGTGTGTAAGAGAAAAGCCAGCGAGATAGTAGCAGCGCTTGGCGAGAAAGGGACATTGTGGGCTCAGGCCCAACAAATGCAATGCGAGATCAAGGCTCCGGCTACTCGCCCCTTTCCCGGCAGGCGTTGCTTGCCTGCTATCCCTCCATCCTACCGCCTCGGAAACGGGGCGGGATTTTCACATAGACAATCATTTCTGTCTGTATGAAAATGAAACAAAGGAGGGGATGGTATGATCTGTAAATATTGCGAATCAAGAATGGCAACTCAAGGCACGGACAGAATTGGGAGTGCATATTCGGAGTTGTTTGTCTGCATCAATGAAGATTGTAGGGGAGTATACGAAACATGGAGAACCTTAAACGGGCAAAGCTTAGCCGATAAAAATCGATGGTTCAACCCAAAAACAAAAGAGTTTGAGAATTGAAGCTCGCAGATCAGCGGGCTTTTTATTTTGATCAGCGCTGGTGGGGCTGAAGGCGGTCACAAGAGAGGCGAAAGAGGCGACGCGTGCCCTGCAGGAGATGGAGCGCACATACGAACGTGCTACAGGAGTGAACAAGAGCCTGCAGCACTTCACTACAAAAGAACTCCACGAAGAATTGGCCAAACGAACCGGAGCCACTGAGTTTGTGGCTGATCCACACCGATATTTCGATATTTGCGTGAATGGCACTGTCTATTCTATGTCAGGACCAGCACGTATCCTCGTGAATCAAGATTAATTCGGAAGGTGGATTTGATGCCAGGATTCCATATCCCCCAAAGCTGACTCATATAATGATATCAATTTCGGGAATGTTCTCTTACTTGTTGATGATCTGGTCGCTCATAGAATCGAATAACGATATTGAAAGAGCAAGGTTTATGTTCTTGTGTGCCTTGATCTGGCAAATACGTCATGAACAGATAAAGAAGAGCGGCTTGCAGTTGCTGAAGGGGTCGAAAGCGAATGTTGAAGAGCCAACCAAAAACGTACAAAGCGGCCTTGGAGAATCTCCTGGGCGTCGAATTTGACGGCAGAGCGAAGATGCGTATGCGATCGCTCGAAGAAGAGGGGTACAGCGAGGGTGTCATATGCCATGCAATCTCTCTGGATCAGGAGATTTTGCGAAAGCATCGGGGCGATCCTGAGTTTTGGACACTCATCAAAAATGCAGTGAAGAAGCGCAGCTGGACGAAGGTTGAACAACGGCCGAAGAAGCCGAAGGAAACCGAAGCAGGCTGCGTTTACTTTTTGCAGGGAGACAACGGAGGCCCGATCAAAATCGGATACTCCAAAGATGTGAGCAAGCGGATCAAGGAGTTACAGACGGGTTTTCCGGCGAGGCTGACTGTTCTGGCACTTATGCCGGGCAGCAGAACGACCGAGGCGGAGCTGCACAGGAAGTTCAAGGTTCACAGGCTGCAAGGAGAATGGTTCAGAGCAGCACCGGACCTAATCAAATACATTGAATCCATCAACGCTGGAAAACAGGTGATGGTAATGGGATAAAACGAATAACTGACAACCTTGGCGTAGATACAGTAACCGGCGAGAAGATGATCCGGCAGGAATTGTGGGTGAATAGCAAGCAAAAGGTAAAGGTCGTGGACGTGCATAACCGGAAGAACATGAAGCACATCAAGTTCCGGGCGTCGAGAGAACAAAAGCGGCTGATTGCCAAGCTCACAGACAATGAACTGGCAGTCCTGACCAGGTTGATTCCGTACCTTGGGTGGGAAACAAACATTCTAATCGGAGACAGCGAAAACGGAGAGAAAGGCGTGCCGTTGAGCTGGGCACAGATTGACAAGATACTGCCGATCTCCAAACCCACGCGAATCCGAATAGCAAGGTCACTCGAAAGCAAGGGACTGACCGGCTACTACACCGAAGAGGACGGCAGGCGGATCGGCATTGCCATTAACCCAAAGTTCGCTTTCAACGGTTACAGACCAGACAAGGAATTACTCAAGATTTTTGGATTGGATGAGACATCAAAACAGCATGAAGGGGGGTAAAGTTAGACGCACCCCCTCGTATTTGCGGTTTTACTCCCCAAAAACACCGAAAAACACTTGATACACATAAGGAAATCGCCTGTCTGTGGTCGCGGTTCATATATGTAATAGAATATGTACCGCAATAAATCCGAAGTAAAGGTAAAAAACGATACACCCCCATAAAAAAACATTGGAGGTCAGAGCATGCAAGGACTCTATCAGCATTACAAAGGCAACCTGTATCAGGTTATCGATATCGCAAGACACTCCGAAACACTAGAACAACTGGTTGCCTATCAGTCCTGTGAGACTGGGGAGATTTGGGTGCGACCACTGGCCATGTTCAACGAAACCGTCAATCACAACGGACAGCACGTTCCTCGATTTGAGAAGCTGGCAGAGCAAGAGCCTGTAAACATCGATGAGGACGAAGAGGCCGCGTTCATCCAGGATTACCTCCTGAAGAACGGCAGCGGCATCATCTCGGTCGAAGACATTAAACTGATCACCGAGGCCCAGTTCGAATTCATGCGGTCGAAAGGGCTTATCGTCGGGGAGGGAACTGACTGATGGCACTCACACGACTTGAAACGCATCACCTGATCGCGATTGGTTATCTGGCTAAACCAAAGCGCGCTGGTAAGACTATGGACGAAATTGCAGCTGAATGCTCCGTTGACCGGCGCACGCTGTACAACTGGTTGAAAGACCCTCTCTTCGAAAAAGAACTCAAGAAGGAAATGGTCCGGGAATCATCCAAACGCATTCCGGAAGTGCTCGAAAGCATGACCGATGCTGCTGTCATCGATCGCAATGCTCAGGCAGCCAAATTGCTCCTGCAGGTGAACGAAATGCTCACAGAAAAAATGGAGGTCGAACAGAAATCATCACAGACTGGACGCGGCGATCTCGACGACCTCAAACGTGAAGTGGAGCAGATCGACAACGAGCCTGTGTGAAATCGAACCACCACTACAGTATCTTATCGAAGCGATAGGTTAGGTCGGGTTCACACGCGTTCACGCTATGTGGAATACGGGATGATGGATGGAATGGAAAAGATGGATATTGGATAGAGGGGAAATGACTGCACCCTCCTGCTGATGCGTGACCATACCGAAAAATTTCGCTCAGGCTTCTGTTGTCTGATTCGCTGCTTTCCTGCTGGTCGTTACTGTTCTGATCTTTCAAAGGGACAGTAGTTTCTATAGTAACTAAGGGATAACCACCTCGTTATCGTCGCTTTGTGACATAACTTATAAGTATTGACACCGATTTGATTACCCAGTATCATCAAGGTATAAGATCGTGTCAAAACATAGTGACATAAATAAAGGTGGGAAAATCGATGAAATATGGGTATGCACGCGTGTCTACATTGGCACAAGACCTGACGGCTCAAATTGAAGAGCTGAAGCGTGAAGGCTGCGAAGTCATCTATGAGGATAAGTTCACAGGAACAAAGGCAGATCGTCCGAAGTTTATGGAAGTCCTTGCATTGATCCAAAAAGGTGATACTTTGGTTGTGACGAAGCTGGATCGCTTTGCCCGTTCCACAATCGATGCCATCCAGACGGTCAAAACACTCTTTGAAAGAGGCGTCAAAATCCATATCCTGAACATGGGTCTGGTTGAAGACACACCAACCGGAAGGCTGATCTTCAGTGTGATGAGCGCCTTTGCTGAGTTTGAAAGGGACATGATCGTGGAGCGCACGCAAGAAGGCAAAGCAATTGCCAGACAGAGGGATGACTTCAGAGAAGGTCGGCCGAGGAAACACTCCAAACAGCAGGTCAAGCATGCGCTGCAACTTCTGGTGGAGCACTCTTACAAAGAAGTGGAAGAAATGACCGGTATCAGCAAACGGACGCTGATCAGAAGGAAACAAGAGCTGGAAGCCAGCCAACAAATATAAGTAGGAAGACTCCTATCGGGGTCTTTTTTTATTGAAGAAAGGAGTTATTCTCATGGATCAGCAAAAGGTGAACATCAAACTGAAGCGCCTGCACAACGATGCAGTGCTTCCTACATACGCCAAGCCACTAGACGCGGGATTCGATCTCTACGCCATCGAGGACACCATCATCGTTCCGGGCGAGTCTGCAAAGATCTGTACGGGACTTTCGGTAGCTCTCCCGCCTGGAACTGAGTTGCAGGTTCGGCCACGGTCGGGAGTCAGCGCCAATACAAAGCTGCGAGTGTCGAATGCACCAGGCACTGTAGATGCAGGATTTCGAGGTGAGATAGGCATCCTCATCGACAACATCGCACAGATGATACCAGGCAGAGTCATTGGCGGCATGGTTGAGTTCGAAACAGGACCACTACTCGACATCAACGGAAAGCCGACTGATTACCGACCAGCAGGCTATGAAGACGAGACTTTCTATAAAAGCACCTATGTCATACGTAAGGGCGACCGCATTGCGCAAGGGGTACTTGCCAGCGTGTTGCAGGCGGACTTCGAGACAGTTGACGAACTGGACGAAACAGAACGAGGAACTGGCGGCTTCGGATCGTCTGGCACCAATTGACAAAATATAGCCATGATTTTAGCTTATTTCGGTGGTTTTTGGTATAAATACACCACCCAAGACCTAAACAAGCTAATTTCATTGCTTAAATCGCTCAAATGCATATGTGGGAGGTGATCACATGGCTTGGTATAACGGACGCTGGCTGGAAAGGGAACAGCGTAGGGAAGCAATCAGTCTCCTACGGTTGGGAATCGACAAACTGAAAGCAAAGCTCAATGACGGCAGCATCGAAGTCGAAGAGAGCGACCGGCTAAGGGAGTACCTGCACGACTACAAGCGTCTGCGCCGTGTACACCGCGCTGAGTTGGACCTCAACTACATGGGCCATGAGTATTTTGGTGAGATGTACAATCCCAACAACCCGGGGAACTGGATACCGTCACCGATTGACCAGTCACCAGAGTTCCACCATGAACTGTGTAACATCATGAACGTGATATCCAGCGAGAAGATCAACGAGAAGATCGCATGGGCAGCTCCTCGTGGTCATGCGAAGTCTTCCTGGTTAAGCAAGACGTTTCCACTTCACCAAATCGTCTTTCGGAAGCGAAAATACATCATTCTGATCTCCGAGACCCCATCAATTGCTAAAGCCAACATCGAATGGATTGGCGATCAATTGAAATACAACCAGAAGCTCCGGGAAGACTTTGGTCCCTTGCTATCACCAAAAAAGGGTCAGAACGACAAGGACAATGAGGGAGAGTTCATTGCCTGGGAGCCAACACCGGACGGCGGCAAGCGGTCGATATGCAAAGTTGAAGTATATTCGACTGGACAATCAATCCGCGGTACCAACTGGAACGCAACGCGACCTGACTTGATCATTGCGGATGATTTGGAAGACCCGAAGACGAACGCTTCTACTCCTGAGCAGAGGGCCAAGTTGCGAGACTGGTTCACGCAGTCGGTCATGGCCTTGGGCGACCCTGAAGGCAAGAAAACAGCCGTTATTTACATGGGGACCATTGTTTGTCATGGTTCACTGCTGCAAACTGTAATCCAACATCGTTCTGACTTCAAAAGCCGCCTGTTCAAGGCAGTTGTTAAATTCCCAGTGCGCATGGACTTGTGGGAAGAGTGTCGCAAGATATACCAGTCAAAGGAAAATATCAACTGCGCGGATGATGCGCGATCCTTCTATGAGGCCAACAGGGAAGAGATGGACCGGGGCGTTGTGGTGCTCTGGCCGCAGGTCAAGTCCATCTGGCAGCTGATGACGTGGCGGTGGGATAACGGTAGTAAGGCGTTCAACACAGAGATGCAAAACGATCCAATCGACGAGGACGCACAAATTTTCAAGACTGATCAGTTCTACTACTGGACAGACGCGGAGCCAAATCGTGAGTTCCCGCCTGACGAATACGACTTCTATATGGGTGTAGACTTCGCCATGGGAAAGAAACGAGGCGACTTCTCAGCGTGCATTGTGATCGCCAAGCACAAGACAACAGGGGTCATGTACGTGGTGGACGCATTTGTCGAGCGTGTTCATCCGGATAAATACATCGACGTCATTGCGGATATGGTCGTGAAGTGGCAGCCAGCTGGAGTTGCGGCCGAGGCTCAGATGGCACAGGAGTTCTTTGTTCACAAGTTGAAAGAGGAGCTTGAGAGACGAGGATATCCCGCAGGAACACGAGTGCAAGAGATTCACCAACGCGCGCGCAAGGAGATACGGATCGAAGCGCTGTTGCCAGACATTCAGAATACCATGATTCGCTTCCATCGTCGGCATATGGAGCTGCTTCACCAGTTCGAGCGCTACGGCAGCGGATATCATGACGACGCGCCGGACGCCCTTGAAATGGCTGTGAGCATCAGCAAATCAGCTCCAAAACCAGTCGGATTCGCCATCATGCCTGACTTCGCAGCGATTTTCGGATAAGGGGGTGAGACTAAATTGAGCATTAAAACGAAAATACTGGACTTTTTCGGTCTGAAAACCAAGCAGTCGCCCCCGGAAGAGATCGAGAAACAGCGGTCTTCTTACGCCGAATCACCGCAGATGTACGTGTTTGACCAGTTCAAAGTAGCGACTGACCGGATTTCAACCATTCGCGAGGTGCGCGAGCTGATCAAACGGGACCTGCGATTCAAGATGACGAATCTTCGGCTTGCGGCGGACGCCACGCGGGGAGGGTGCAGGGTCATTGTTCAAGGAAGCGAAGCGCATCGAGCGTACTTGAAGCGCCAGGGCAAGCAGTTGCCAAAACGATTGGTTCCCGGGGCCAACATCGCGCAGCAAGTGATTGACGACTTCATGCGGCGGACAAAGCTGTCGGTAAAATCAGAGGAGCATCTGCGATCTCTGTTGCGGGACGGTGACCTATTCCTCAACCCGATCGTTGATATGGCTGCTGGCTTGGTTTTGGATGTGCGACGTGCGCCCGCACTGACCATGAAGCGAAACAGTGATGCATACGGTGAGTTTCCAGACCCAGAGCGTGCATTCAGCCAGATCGATCCCTTAACACAGATCAATGCACTAATGGATATTGGGCCACCTGGTAAGTCACGGACTGATTTCGCACTGTTTCAGATGAACCAC